ATACACTCTGCTGCCTGTAAAATATTTCCAGCCTGTGCAGTAAATGCTCCTACTACTCTACTGACATTTGGTATTGTCTGTATTTCTTTGATGTTCTTTTCGACTTCTGCAAAGTTGCTATTGGTACGAATATAATCATATACACTATGTATACCATCAAGACTAACATTCACTGCTACAGATTTAAAATATGGCCAGTAGTCGTGAATAGTTCTATCTCGACTTATACCTAACGTAGTGCCGTTAGTAGCATACTTGATTTCTATGTTTTTAGCGTAAGGCTTTAACATATCTAAGATCTTATAGTGCTGCGGATCCATCAACGGTTCTCCGCCCGCAAACTCTACCCTACGAAAATATGGCAAAAGTTTTTCGAAACTAACCCACCAGTTTTCAGTGCCATCAAAAGGACCAATGTACTGTCCGGGAGTACGCACCAACTTGGCCACTGTAGGAACAAGATAGTTATTTTCTTTTTCATAAAAAGGTTTGACATAATCCCAGTCTTTCCAGCTAGTACTATCTAACGGATTGCACATTCTGCATTTTAAATTACAGAGATTATTAAGTTTAATTTCCATTGTAGGAAATTCAAACGGCATTGTGTAATCTTCACGTAGGCCATCTAGTGCGTTGGGATATAAATTAATTCTTGATTCGGGTATGACGCCATTGATGTGTCGTTGGCGCAGACTTTCTACACCTTGATCTTCTAGATCAAAACAGGGTTTGCAGACTTCAGGACGCTCACCGCAGAGCACTTGCCTGCGAACTTCACATATAGTTTCGCTGTTCCAAATATCTTCTATGCTCTGTTCTTGTATCCAACCCACAGGCTGACTACGGCAGCAGACCTTGACTGCACCGTCTTCTCGTGTTGCCAATCCTGTGAAAGGATGTATACAAAATGTTTTACTTTGATTGTTCATACAATTGTTTGTAAATCTTGTCGGCTATTAATTGTTGGGTTTTCAAACCTGGATGTTTATTATCTTCAGCATCATCGACTATTTTAAATCCGTCGAAACAAATATGATCAGAATTGATAAAATTAAATTTAAATTCTAATAATTCGTGAGGCGCTGCCGGATAATGAAGCCATTTAATATTTTTCTTTTCAAAAAATAAATCAGAATGTTGAATATATATCCAGGTCTTTAAACAATAATCTCTTTCAGTTGTCTTTAATACCCATTGCTGTGCATATCGTTCGTTACTCCAAGGTCCTAGTCGTAAACGTAATAATGGGTTCATATCATCTTCAGTAAAGATAATATCTCGAATGTTATGTGACCACATAACAACAATTTGATCGGTTGATTGAAAATCAAAACTTAATATAGAATATAGTATTTCTAAATTACTAGATCCTGGCCTAGACACGTTTATCAGTGTTCTATTCATTTTGTTTGCTAGAATAACTGGCCAACCTAGATTACTAGCAGTTTCTGGAGGTATTCTACAACCATCAACTTCTTGATCTAGACAGTCGGGTAAACCATGTCCAAATGTATATGAACACCCAAATGTAATTAATCTTGACATTTAATTCCCCACTCTCGTTCCTTACACCAGAAACATTCTCCACACACCGGAACATATTGATAAGGTTTATAATTAGTATAATCTAAACCTGGAACAGTTCCTTCGCAGCTTCTAGTGGTATTAAGTAGATCCTCTAGCTCTAATTCATAATACTTTTTAATTATCCAACTTTTATCTAAAAATCTAAAAGGATGCGATACCAGTTTTCCCATATGTATCATTAGTTTAAGATGACGATTTTCTTCGGTAGGTTCTATATCTCTAGTATGCATTCCCTGAAAATCAACGCCTTTTGGATTTCGTGTAACGCCATTGAAATATGCATCAACATCCTGATTGATGCATACAAATTCTGCAAAGGATCTTAATTCTAGTGTGTCTCCACTGACTAACTTACCGTATTCATCGATAATGCTAGGACCTTTATTAGCCCATTCTAGTTCAGGAGGTACGAAATTTGTGTGTATTTGAAAATTAATTTTTGGAAATCGTTGAACTAACCAATTATAAACTTTTTTAAAATCGCTTTGTTGCCAGGGCTTAGTCTTCCAGCATCTAATGTTATTAATAATGTGTACAGTAAAAGGATTAATATTTCTTTCTGTTACTGTTTGACAAACTAGAAATGCCAGTAATGCGCTATCAGCGCCGCCACTTACCGCAATAGCAACACTTTTCCAATTATTATCAAACGGTATATCTACTTTCATAAGTATAATTATGCTTACTAAACTCGACCAAAAATTTTCTATAGAACCCATTATACAACAAGTTGATGCTTTGGTATTTGAAAAACGGCTAGACTTGAATAAACCTTCTGGATCTTTCTTTCATGATCCTTGGATAATTTTGCCGGAGTTTGAATCAACTCCGTTAGGTGAGGTATTAAAGTCTTTAGGAAATACTGGGCAGGCTAGACTTCTTAAACTAGAATCTGCGGAGTCATATACTGCACACGCTGATCCAGATGATCGAATACATCTTGCTATTATTACCAATCCTTACAGTTTTTTAGTTGATATAACTGACAACAAATTATACCATTTGCCTGCCGACGGACAACTATGGTATATGAACACAGGCAAAATACACGTTGCGGCAAATTGGGGACCTCGAACTAGAATACATCTTAATGTGCGTGTTCTTTTACCGAGATACAACGAACAAGATCCTTTTCTTAAAATTAAAATTATCGAAGGCGACTATGATTGGAAGCAATTGGCGTACACACCGATTATGACATTGATCAATGCAGGTGTAAAAAATAATACAATTACAGGCTTCAAAGCAATCAGCGAAAAGGAAGTTTATTTAAACACGCTGACTCCAGATACATTTACAGGTGCTTTTGAATCAATTACCCGAGCAGGTGTTATTTTAGATTACCAGTATTGTATTTGAGGTTTGTTATTATCTTCAACCAACTTTCGTAAGTTTGTAGAACAACTTTTAACACAAACTAATTTTTTATCAGTGGTATAATGTTTAGGAAGACTTTCGCCCCAACCGCAAGAATTCAAAACATCAACGATATTAGTTCCGTGCAAATTTGGAATACCAATATCATCTGCTACGTCTACAGCAGATAATCTTAATCTTTCCCTAATAACATATTCAGCACCTTGCCAGTCAAGTCCGTCGGTGACATTTAAGGCCTGTACAAAACAGCAGGGCCACACATTACCAAAAGTATTAATGAATAAGTCTCGACCAGTTTGACACTTTGGATCAATCTCAGAATTTTTAATTAGAGCATTGTAAGTTTCTTTTTCTACTAACTTAACCATGTTTGGTTGCATAACATATTCTTTATACTGAGGTTTAGTAGGTCCTTCGATATAGTATTCCACGTTACCATATTGATCTTTTACTGGGAACTGAGGTAATCCGTGAAACCTTTGTGTTGGTTTTAGAATAACTTCTTCGAATCCGATGCTAAGTAGATATTCTTTTAAATTTTCTGCCTCATCTTCGTTGTGCTTGAATAACAAAGTATCCGATCTTGCTCTGCCGCCAGCAGCTATAAATGTCTTGGCATTCTCAATAATTTTATCCCAACTAGTGTTTCGCCTATACATTTCATGCTGACCTTTGAATCCATCGATTGCAAAAACTACCAAACCTTTATTACCTAAAACTCTAGCAAGATTCGTCCACCACTCCTTATTTCGCAAACTTCCGTTAGTGTGGATTGCAAGTCTACAATCATTAGTAGTATTATTGGCCAGATATTCGAATATTTCTAAACAATCTTTAGCCAGTAAAGGATCTCCGTTATTTCCACAAGCATAAAAACTATCAAGTTTCATTAAGAATTCTTTAGGGAACCATTGAACAAACTGTTCTAAAGTAATTTCGGTATTTTTAATATGACTGCGTTCTTTACCGCCGAACTCGTTTCTCGAACACATAGGGCAAGCTGCTTGACATTTGTCAGTTAACTCAATATGAACTGATTTTATATTATGTGGATAAGGTAACATTCTTTCTTCCAATGATCATATATCGGTTGTATAAGGGCAATTCTAGTTCGCCAGACCACAATATGTTAATATTAGATTGTTCTTTAAATTCATCTAATGTTTTTGCTGTTCGAACGTGCTCTGGGATTTGATAATTATTACTTTGTAAAACAAGTAATGAGCTAGATGGAATACCATTCAGCCAGGTATCATAATCGTATTGTGTAATATGTTCACAGCTAGTATTAATGATAACATCTGCATTACTGCTGATAACACACATGTCAGCAGTGACGGCTCGAAATTTTCCTACCATCTCTTCAATCTTATTCATATTAATAGCAACAGGTTCACACATTGGGTCAATATCAATACTGCGAATATTAATGATAGGAATTTCGCTCTGAAACAACATACTAGCTAATACCCCAACCCATCCTCCGTGAATATCTACTGTTACAAATTTGTTTACGTGTTCACGTAAATTTTCAATTAACCATTCTTTGCTTTTAAGTTGTCCTCGCCAAAACGCATCCATGGTCCGCATAGGATCCGGACTTTGTCGGATAGCCTGCATCCAGTAATGTAAATGTTCTAAATCAATCACCATATTTTTTCTTCCATATTTCAAAACTGTCTTTGCCTTGCAGAGTACCATTAACATCGCAGTGATTACAGGGTATGCAATTTTTTCTATTTCCTTTAATTAACTCTTTTCTATAAGATGCGAATGTTTCGCCTAGCCAAATATCCTTAATAGATTCTTTCATTATATTACCGATATTGCTTTTTCTGCCCCAATCCATTCCGCATACCAATATATCTCCATTCCAATCTATAAACAATTTATAAAAAGGAATAAAACAAGATCTTTTTATGTTCAATGACTTTGATTCTGTTATTAGTTCATTTCTATCAACTAACCTTAACTCAAAATATTCACTGTAACAATGCCTCGGAGTCACGGTAATATCAGTATTACCTTTTATCTCAAATAATCTATTAGATATATCTCCGTCGTACATACTAACGGTTAAATGTGTACAGCCGGCATCTGCTAATTCTTTAATTAATTCAGCAGTTAAAAAATCTCCGTTTGTATTAACTTCAATCCATTGAGCTGTCGTTACAGTATCTCTAACTATTCGAATGCACTCTGATAGATTTTTATGTATTAAAGGCTCGCCAAACCCTACAAATCCGATGCGTCCGGTATAATTAATTTCTTTTAAATCATTTGCTATTTTTTTCGTAGTTTCAAAATTTATTTTAAATTTTTGATTTGTATATAATGTAGGGTCACTTCTCGGACAAAAACTACATGATCTATTACAAATCTCAATAGGATTTATCTCTATTGTCCTAAGACTAGTTAGTACATCTTCAGCTCCTGTTATTTGCTGTTCTCTTAATTGTTCAATTGCTGATTGCATTTTTTATTATTTGTAGATTGGTTAGAGACATTCGATGTATGCCTTTGATATTTTTTGTGTAAAATTTCTCATCGATTCCCTTAGGGAGAGTTCTAAAAAGAACAAAATTTCCTTGAGAAGGGATACAATCATAATTTTGTTCTAACCATGTTCTAGTTTCTATCATTCGAGAAACGTGCCCCGGAATCATATCAAACAGATAAGGTGATAGATCTACACTGATGCTATGAGAAGTGCAACTGGGTCTAACCATTTGTAGTTTATTAATAATTTCAAAATTTGCAACACCGTATCCTATTCGCAAACCAGCAACTCCAAGACTCTTACTTAAGGTTTTTAGCACTAATAAATTTTCTCGATACTTTGCTTCTTTGAAAAAACTGTAATCTATATTAGAAAATTCTCCGTAAGCTTCGTCGATGACAACTAATTCGTATCGGTTTAGGAGGTCTTCTAATTCTTTTTTAGAAAAACATTCTCCTGTTATTCCGTTAGGATTGGCAATATAGATTGCTTGACAATTAGTTTCTTGTTTATGAGAAGATATTCTTTCAAAGGGTATCGAATGCAAAGAACAAAATATTTCAACCATCGGCCAAGTAGGAGAAACAATGGCGAATTTTAGATTTTTATACACTCTTAGTATTCTATCTATCAGTTCCCCGAGTCCGTATCCGCAAACTAAATTTTTAATATCTATATCATGATGATTACTGATTGCAACATACAAAGGATACTCATCAGTGTATTGCCTAAACGATACATCTAATGTTTTAATAAGATTCGATATACTTTCATTTACTATTGTATCGTAGCACAGATTATTTGATAGATCTATCTTATCATCTACGTACTTCGGCTTATTCCAGTCCGGTCTTATAGTGTCTTCATTAATTTGCATTTCGGTATCTTACTATCTGCAGAACTAACACAACTCGGTGTGACACAAATTGTCGGTTCTTTGAAAAGTTCAAATCCTTCTGTTAATGTACCCAATCGATTGTCATAACAGCTATAAGATCGTTTAACTTCATTACTTCTTATTATAACGCTCTGATATCCAGAATTACAATGCCAGCCTTTAAACTTATTGAAATTAAAAGCGTTGAATCGTTCTGCTTGATCAAACAGATATTCTTGATTGTTTTGATCATAGAGAGATATTTGATATATCTCTTCTCCTAACGACTGTTGAGGGAAACCGGTCTGCATCAGATTAATCATTTCTTCGGTATATCCGTCAACAACGAAACTAGCTGTAGGATCACTTTGAGGTTTTAATGTTACATTAATACCTCGCCTATTTAATCTTTCGCAGCGTCCATACAATTCAAAGAATTTATCAGGAACCATAACTTGGTTAACAGTAACATGAACATTGTCATACATAAGCTGAAGACATTTGTCACCAAATTCCTGTTCCTTAGCGAACTCCGAATGATAACTTGCTGTAATACTTCTTCTCTGCAAATTAGCAGTAGTATTCGACCAATTTTTCCACCATTTGCTGCCCGGACTTAAATTGGTAGTCATATGTATGCTTTGATACGGACTTTCTAAATCATTTTCTAAATGTCTTACCAAATCTAATAATTGTTTATAGGCCGTAGGTTCCCCGCCGCTGAAGCTCCAATGGAATTCTGTAAAGCCATTCTGTCTTGCTTGTCTTTTAATCTCGTCTACTGTATTTTTATAGATGTCTAATGATTGATAATCGATTCTATCCGATCTTGCATATGGCCAGCAATATGAACAACTATAATTACAAAATCTTCCTAGTATCCAACTTGTAGAAAATAAAGGTCGGACCAACATTGTTCTTTGGCCGAATCTGGTTATATTTTGAAATGGTATATTTTGAAAATCGTGCATAATTAACTGCTATTATTTACTCTATTAGCTATTGTTTTTTACAAATTAAGGTTATATAATATACTTGTGGTCGTCAGTGGAATAGGCAGACCTCCCGCTCGACTCATAGTCGAGAATGGGGACGGGGCGCTGAGTATAACTCGCAGCCTTTGTAGGTTCGAAACCTACCGACCACACCAAATTCTAGAATAAGTAGAATAACATAACTTAAAGG